TGAACCATTCCGTTCGGCGCAGCGTGTCCGCTTTTAGAGGCGGACAGCATTGAGCGTCGCGGCCACTTTGTGCCAGCCGCGTGTGTTCTATCGGAAACCATAGAGACGCCACACGCCGGGTGTTCGCCGCCGCGAACTGAAATTGCCGCGCGGGTGACGCGCCATCTCAACAACAAAAGTCATTTGATCGAGTGCGAGCGGTCCACGTTCGCTGCCCGGCATAGAATTAACTGAAAAAGGACAACATAAATGACTGCTCAAAAAGGCAAGGACCTGCTCGTGAAGATCGCGGGCGGCGGCGGATACACAACGGTCGCCGGCTTGCGCACGCGCCGGCTCGCATTTAACGCTGAAACGGTCGATATCACGCACGCCGAAAGCGCCAACCGCTGGCGCGAACTGCTCGACGGAGCCGGCATCAAACGCGCATCGGTATCGGGCCGCGGCCTGTTCAAGGACGCTGCCAGCGATGCGCTGATGCGGCAGGCATTCCTCGCCGGCAGCGTTGTCAGCCATCAGATTGTTATCCCGGACTTCGGAACGGTGCAGGGTCCTTTCCAGATCACGAGCCTGGAAATCGCCGGCGAGCACAATGGCGAAGTGACATATGACATGTCGCTCGAATCTGCCGGCGAGCTGACCTTTACGGAGGCGTAGCATGACCAATCGTCACCGTGGTGAGATCGAGGCCGAAATCGGCGGCGCGCGGCGCCGTCTGGTGCTAACGCTCGGCGCACTGGCCGAACTCGAAGATGCATTCGGCGCCGACGACCTGGTTGCGCTGACCGAACGTTTCGGCGCCGGCCGCATGAAGGCGCGCGATCTCACGCGCATCATCGGCGCGGGCTTGCGCGGGGCCGGAGAGGGCGTGAGCGACGACGAGGTTGCCGCCATGGCGATCGACGGCGGCGCACAAGGCTATGTCCGCGTCGCAGCGGCGCTGATTGCCGCCACTTTCGGCGAGGCGAGCGGATGACGCCGTTTCCCTGGAAGCAGGCGATCGGCTTTGGCCTCGGTGTGCTGCGGCTCTCTCCCGAACAGTTCTGGCGCATGACACCACGCGAACTCGCCTACGCCATTGAGGCGGTCACCGGTCGCGGCGCACCGCTCGATAGAAGTGCACTTTCCAAATTGATGAAGAGATATCCTGATGATCGATAACTTCGATTCCACCGACAATTCTTTACCTGGTTTTCTGCCTGAGACAGTCGACAAGGTTCGCGACAGCACCAGGATGTTGGGCGTCACCACGACGGTATTCGCCAGAGCTATCAGCAAGGCTTTCACGGATGCAGCGGCCGGCGGCAAACAGTTCGACGATGTGCTCAAGCAACTTGCCTTGCGGCTGTCCGGCATGGCCGTCACGCAAGCAGTTAACCCTGTTGCCAAGGGCATGGCAGGGGGCCTGAGCAAGCTCTTCGACGGTCTGTTTGCCGGCGGTGACTCATCCGAAAGCAGGCGGGCTATTCCCTTCGCAACGGGCGGAGTAATCGGTGCGCCGACCTATTTCCCACTCTCGCAGGGAGGCCTTGGGCTCGCCGGTGAAGCGGGACCCGAAGCAATCGTCCCCCTGACACGAGGTTCCGATGGACGGCTAGGCGTTGCCATGAGCGGCGCGGGGCAGCCGACAAATGTCACGGTCCACATCGCGGCCGCCGATGCACAAAGTTTTCGACGCTCGGAAGCCTACGTCACGGGCCAAATCGCCCGCGCGGTGGCACGCGGGCAGCGTGGGTTTTGAGCAATGACAGCCTTCCACGAAGTTTTGTTTCCACTCGACATCTCCTTGAAAAGTGCCGGCGGGCCGCAACGTCGCACGGATGTAGTTTTGCTCGGCTCCGGCGCCGAAGAACGCAACGCGCGATGGACGCATTCCCGCAGACGCTACGATGCGGGTTATGGCGTGAAGACTTTCGAAGCGCTGTCGCAGGTACTGGCCTTTTTCGAGGAGCGGCGAGGGCGGCTTTACGGTTTTCGCTGGCGCGACCGGCTTGACCATTCCTCAGCCGCTCCGGGGCATGCGATTGCACCGACCGACCAGGTCATCGGCACAGGAGACGGCGTCACCGAGACGCTCCAGCTCGGCAAGATCTATGGTGCGTTTTATGCACCGTACCGCCGGCCGATTGTGAAGCCCGTTCCTGACAGCGTGCGTATTGCTGTGGCGGAAAATGAGCTGGAGGAGGGGGTCGGGTTCATCGTCGATACAGCGACAGGGGTGATCAATTTCCTCCCCGGCCACATTCCGGCGAGCGGCGCGGCCATTACAGCTGGCTTCCTGTTTGATGTGCCGGTGCGCTTCGACACCGACTATCTCGAGATGGATCTCTCCGCTTTTGCGGCCGGCGCTATCCCCAAAATTCCACTCGTGGAGATTCGGCCATGAGAGTGATTCCTCCTGCGCTTCAGGCCAAGCTCGACTCCGGCGTCACGACTTTGTGCCGCTGCTGGATCATCGAGCGCTCTGACGGCCTAATTCAAGGCTTCACTGACCACGATGAGGATGTCGCGCTCGGCGCAGTGGCTTGTCGCGCCGGCAGTGGGTTGTCGGGCAGCGAAGCGACGCACAAGCTCGGCCTTGCTGTCGACAGTTCCGAGATTTCCGGCGCGCTTGCCGACGATACACTTAACGAGGCCGATCTTGCCGCCGGCCGCTACGATGCGGCGGTCGTCGAGTTGTGGCTCACCGATTGGACGGAGCCCGATCTGAGCGTGCTCCTCGCGAAGGGCACTCTCGGCGAGGTTAGCCGCGAGGGCGCAGCATTCACGGCCGAAATGCGAGGGCTCAGCGAGCAGCTCTCCGAGGACAGCGGGCGGCTTTATACCGTGACCTGCTCGGCCGATCTTGGCGATGCCCGCTGCAAGTTTGATGTCACGGCTGCCGGCTTTCACAGCAGCGGTGTGGTGGCCGCGCTCAACGCAACATCAGCTTTCACGGCAAGCGGTCTCGACGGTTTCGACGACGGTTGGTTCACAGCCGGGAAACTCACATTCACAAGCGGTGCCAATGCCGGCCTGAGCGTTGAGGTTAAAGTGCATCGCAAGAATAGCCTCGTCATCTTCGAACTCTGGCAGGCGATGCCGGAACCTGTTGCGGCCGGCGATAGCTTCACCGTCACCGCGGGCTGCGACAAGCAATTCCAGACCTGCCACGACCGTTTCAACAACGTCGTCAACTTCCGCGGCTTTCCGCATATTCCCGGCAACGACTTCGTCATCAGCTATCCCGGCCAGGGCCATCCAGGCAACGACGGCAAGAGCCGGCAGGGCTGAGCCATGTCAGTTCTTCGGCAGGATATTGTTGCGGAAACGCGACGCTGGATCGGCACACCCTACCGGCATCAGGCCTCGCTCAAAGGGGTCGGTTGCGATTGTCTCGGGCTGGTGCGCGGTATCTGGCGCGCTGTTATCGGGGATGAGCCCGAGCGTGCACCGCCTTACGCGCCCGATTGGGCCGAGGCGACGGGGAATGAGTCGTTGGCGGAGGCGGCGACACGTCACCTGATCGCGACTCCCTTAGCCGACATCGCCCCCGGCGACGTGTTGTTATTCCGCTGGCGCACGAATCTGCCCGCCAAACACGCGGCCATCGTCACAACGTCCGATCTGATGGTGCATGCGCACGATGGGGCGGCCGTTGCGGAGGTCGCCATCGCGCCGTGGTGGCGAAGGCGCCTGGCTTACGCATTCAAATTTCCCGGAGTTATCAGGTAATGGCTGCCCTCGTTCTTTCAGCCGCCGGCGCTGCCGCCGGCAATACAGTTTTTGGCCCGGCGGGCGCAATCGCCGGCCGTCTGGTCGGTGCGCTTGCCGGCAATGCCATCGATCGCGCGCTGTTCGCGAGTCGGCGCGAAATTTCACAGGAAGGGCCGCGCCTCGCAGACCTTGAGGTGATGGCCTCGACGGAAGGCGCGCCGATACCACGCGTCTACGGGCGCGCGCGCCTTTCGGGGCAAGTAATATGGGCGACGAACCTCGAAGAGCTAATAGCCACCACGTCGCAGACTACAGGGAGTGGTGGCGGCAAGGGTATGGGCGGTGGATCGGCCGTCACAACCAACACGACCACTTATTCGTACTTTGCGAATCTTGCGGTTGGCCTGTGCGAAGGCCCGATTGGCACAGTGTTGCGCGTATGGGCGGACGGCAAGCCGCTCGACCTGTCCGGTTTAACGATACGCATATATGCCGGCGACGAAATGCAGACGCCGGATCCGTTGATCGTCGCCAAGGAAGGCGGTGCGCCGGCCTACCGAGGCCTCGCCTATGTCGTGTTCGAACGGCTTCCGCTGGCGAATTTCGGCAACCGCATTCCGCAAATGTCGTTCGAGATCGTGCGCCCGGTAGGCCGGCTTGAACAAATGGTGCGCGCCGTCACGCTCATTCCCGGCGCGACCGAGTTCGGTTACGCACCAGAAACAGTGGTGCAGACGCTCGGCCCAGGCCAATCGGCGCCTGAGAACAGACATATTACATATGCGCCGTCAGACGTCATCGCCTCGCTCGATGAATTGCAGTCTGTCGCTCCGAACGTCGAACGCGTTGCGATCGTCGTGGCGTGGTTCGGCACCGATCTCCGTTGCGACCAATGCCGGGTGATGCCCGGGGTCGACAATCGCCAGAAGCAGACTTACGGCGGAACGTGGTCGGCCGCCGGATTGGACCGCGCCACGGCGCATCTTGTGTCCAATGTGAACGGTCGTCCGGCCTTTGGCGGCACGCCATCTGATCAAAGCGTCCGTGATCTGATCGCTGAACTCAAAATCCGCGGCCTCAAAATCACGCTGTATCCCTTTCTGATGATGGATATTCCGGCTGGCAATACGCTGCACGATCCATGGACAGGTGCAGCCTCGCAGCCGGCCTATCCCTGGCGAGGGCGCATCACGTGCGATCCGGCACCAGGGCAGGGTGGATCGCCCGACGGGACTGCTGGTGCGGGAACGCAGATCAGCACCTTTTTCAGTGGTGGCCCCGACCAGTGGAATTATCGTGAGATGGTTCTGCACTACGCCTCGCTGGCGGCAAATGCCGGTGGTGTCGATGCCATTCTGATCGGTTCAGAATTGAAATCGCTCACCCGCGTCCGTTCCGCAACCGGCGTCTATCCGGCGGTGGACGCGCTGGCCACGCTTGCGGCCGATGTAAAAGCAATCGTCGGTGCGAGTACTGTCGTGACCTACGGTGCCGACTGGACTGAATACGGATCGCATGTGGTTGACGCAGCCGCCAATGAAGTGCGCTTTCCTCTCGATACATTGTGGGCTTCGCCCTCGATCGATGCCATCGGCATCGACTATTACGCGCCGTTGTCCGACTGGCGCGGCGCGGGCAATCAACTCGATAGAGCGCTGACCGACAATCCGTATCGCCTGGCATATCTCACGGGCAATCTTGCGGGCGGTGAGGGCTACGAATGGTTTTACGCCGACGCCGCCGCACGGAATGCCCAGACGAGAAGCACAATCTCCGACGGACTCGGCAAACCCTGGATCTTCCGCCAGAAAGACCTATGGAATTTCTGGTCGCAGCCGCACCGTGAGCGTGTCGGCGGCGCAGAACTCGCCAACGCAACGGCGTGGGTTCCAAGGTCGAAACCGATCTGGCTCACCGAGGTCGGCTGCCCCGCCGTCGATAACGGCGCCAATCAACCCAGTGTGTTCCCAGATCCGAAATCGTCAGAAGCGGGTCTTCCCCATTTTTCCAGCGGTAAACGCGACGATCTGATTCAGCGGCGCTACCTCGAAGCGGTGCTTGGCGCGTTCGATCCTGCCTTCGGCGCAGCCGTGCTTAACTCCATCTCGCCCATCTATAACGGTCGAATGGTCGCGCCGGACGGCATCCATTTGTGGACCTGGGATGCGCGGCCTTATCCCGCATTTCCTGCAGCGACCGATGCGTGGAGCGATGCGGCCAACTGGGAGACCGGACATTGGCTGACGGGACGGCTCGGATCGACGCCTCTCGATGCGCTGGTTTCGACGATCCTTGCCGATAGCGGAGTAACCGGGATCGACTCCAGTGGGCTAGGCGAGGGACCGGACGGCTACGTGGTGGACCGGCCGATGGCCCCGCGCGCCATGCTTGATCCGCTGGCGCTCGCATTTGCCTTCGATGCCTTCGAGCAGGACGGCGTGTTGCGTTTTCGCCAGCGTGGCGGCGCGCCCGTGATCGAATTGACCGAGGACGATCTGGTTTTGCCGGAGGAAACACCACCGACGCGATTGACGCGTATGCAGGAAGGCGACCTGCCACGCCAAGTGACAATCGGATTTACCGACATCGGCACCGATTATCAGCGGGGCGCTGCTGTCTCGCGGCGTCTGGCCGGTGTGTCAAGACGCAGCGCTCATGCCGACCTCGCCATTGTCACCAATGACAGCGAAGCCGGGCGGCGTGCGGAAATCTGGCTACAGGATCTATGGGCCGGCCGCGAAAGCGCAGACTTCGCGCTGCCGCCGAGCCGGCTTGCACTTGGCCTTGGCGATGTTGCGGGCCTGACCGTGAATGGCAGGCGGAGGCTGTTCGAATTGCAGGAAATCAGCGACACCGAATACCGCGTGATCAGAGGAAGATCAATCGATCCGGAAGTATTCAAATTCGCCCTTTCACCGCCTCGCCGGCGCACGCCTGCGGTGCCAGCCTCAATAGGCCCTGTACACACGCTGGTCCTCGATCTGCCCGCGCTTGGTGCAGAACAGCCGCCGGTGCTTTCTCGCGTGGCCGTGTTCGCCGACCCCTGGCCAGGGCCCATGGCCGTGTGGTCTTCGAGCGACGGCTTGAGCTTCAGCCAGGCCGGATTGGCGTTGGCACCGTCTGTCGCTGGGCAGACACTCGAGGATTTGCCGGCCGGTCCGACGGCGCACTGGCACCTCGCGAGCTTTCGCGTGCGGCTCTATGGCGGTGTACTCAACTCGGTCTCCGACACCGCATTGTTTGGAGGCGCCAATGCAGCCGCAATCCAGCGCGTCGACGGGGGTTGGGAGATTGTTCAGTTCGCCAATGCCGAGTTGGTCGCCGACCGTACCTATCTCCTGTCACGGCTGCTGAGAGGCCAGGCTGGCAGCGAATGGGCCATTGGTGCGCATCTGCCGGCCGGGGCATCGTTCGTGCTCATTGATCAGCATTTGGTGACGATCGCCAGAGGGCAGGATGCACTTGAACGCAGCCTGCAATTGCGCGTCGTCATGGCGGGCCGCGACCATGGTGATCCGACCGCGCTGGCGCTTTCCGCAACGCCGCACGCAACTGCGCTCAAGCCACTGATGCCCGTACACCTCAGGGCTACGCGTGGCGGGAGTGGCATTACCGTCAGCTGGATCCGCCGCACGCGCGTCGATGGCGACACCTGGGTGGGCGAAGTGCCGCTCGGGGAGGATGTGGAGCAGTACGCAATCGACATTCTTTCCGGCAGCACTGTGGTTCGCACGCTCACAAGCACCGCGCCATCCGCACTTTACGGCTCCGCCGACGAATTGTCCGACTTCGGTGCGCCACAGGCAAGCCTGCACGTGCGCGTCACGCAGCTCTCCGCGACCGTCGGCCGCGGGATCGCGGCCGAAGCAATTCTAACCCCTTGAAAGAAATCATGACCAACACCCCTCGTCTCGCCCTGCCGGCGATTGAAGCCGCGCAGGCGCAGAAACACGTCACCCACAATGAAGCGCTCACGTTAGTCGACGCGCTCATCCAGCTGGCGGTCGAAAGCCGCACGCTCACGACACCGCCCGGCACGCTGGTCGATGGCGCTTGTTACATCCCGGCCGCGGGTGCAACCGGCGCATGGGCGGGCTGGAGCGGACAGATCGCCCTCTTTAGTGGCGGTGGTTGGATCCGCGTTGTTCCCGTGTCCGGCGTGAAGGCCTGGGTGAAAGCCGAGCGGCTTACAATTACTTACGAAGACGGCATCTGGCGTGATGGCATCGCGCTCACCGTGCATGGGGGACGCGTCACCCTGCGTACCAAGGAAGAAGAAATCACGCTTGCCGGTGCTTTTGTTGACACCACGGATGCGGCCTTCATTCCGGACCGTGCGATTGTCCTCGGTGTGGCCTCGCGCACCACACTCGCGATCACCGGCGCGACCTCGTATGGCATCGGGATCGCGGGCAACACCACGCAATTCGGCAACCTGCTTGGTGTTGCGCTCAACT